GTCCATATATTCTATATATGAGATTATAAATAGATCCATTAAAAAGAACCATATTACCTTTTAAAACAAAATAATCAAAAAGAATATTAAAAATTATTTTTGGTTCATTTCAGTTTAAAAGTATTCCTTTTAATGGTATACCTGTTAGCTCCGTGAACTGACCGCCTTTAAAACGTATTCATCTCTTGGCAAACTCATAAGTATCATAAGATACATGAGTTTTGTTACGAGATACATTAACACCTCATCTAGTCATCAAAGCTATATACTTTTGAGCGACTCTACGGTTTTTAATAACTATATCGTCACCCAAGATTATATAACTTGAGAAGTTTGGTAAGTTGCACAAATGTGCAGCTCACAAAACTACTAAATGATGAGCTAATGTAAAACTAGCTCAAGAAGAATATGAACCCATAGGTTGACCTACACTATATTTATATAGGTTACCCTCTGGATCATAGAATTCTCTACTAGTTAGAATATGCCTTCAAGCTTTTGAAAACTCAAAATTATTAGAATATAAAATTCCAATAATCTTTTGTTGTAAAAAGACAGGAAAACGGTCAGTAGCAGCTGATAAATCAAGCGAAAAGAATGGTTCACGATCATCAGACCATGATCCCCGTGGATTCTGGGTAAAAGTTCTATCTTCTTTAAATCAATTCAAACAAGTCAAAAGATTTGTATGAATAGGTTTAAGAAAATATTGAGATCAATAGTCTAACATGGCTATTATTCTCCTTTTACCTTCAGGATCATTCACAATTGATATTTTACCTATGAAAGAATCTCTAAGATTGATTTTCTTAAGAGATTTGGTTTCCTCAACAGGACCATCTCATAAATCTGTCAGATCAATATTAAAATTTAATACATCTGAATTAGATTCAGGAGATAGTCTCAGAAAAGTCTTAAAAGATTCTAAAACATCTTGATAAGAGTTACGAATAACTCTTAAAGAATGTAAGAAACTTTGAGAAGACTTTCCTTGAGGACCTTCTTTCATAGAGACATATAACATGTCACCATATCATTTGGGAATGTCCCTAACCAGATTTCTCTTAACTAATTGTTCCTTTATAAATCAAGCTGGAATAACATAAGTTTTTCCAGTATAAGGACCAGTTACGGTAGAGAAATCAGGAAGAATAGGTTTATCAGATGAAACTGGTTCTAGTCCACGAGTAATATTGAGAACAGTTAAGCAAAACTTAACACTCTCAAGATTACCCTTGACTAGAGGTTTAATCTGATTTAACCACACAGGGAAACCTTTTCTCGTTTTAACTAGTGTTGAACGATCTTTGATGGGTTTACCACAAAGATAACGTGTCACTAGTAGACGAGATTCCTTCATATATTGGATCATATATAAATACCCATTATGTTTTCATAGGTATAATATTTTTCCAAGAATGAGGAATAAATACCTTAGTTCTATATTTGGAAAGCAACTTGATATAGTATTTTTTAATATTATATTAATTTCTTTTGAAATATATGACATGGTATTAAAAGGTTAATGATCTTAACGTTTATCAAACGCAAGTATCTCCCCCTTTACAGCGGTTTTCTTCCTCACAAAATAATTGTTGAAGATTTCTCTTCGCAAAATTATCGTTGAGATTAAAAACTTAGATGTTAATAACATCGGCCATAAAGGTGATCTACGTATATATAGAAAAACAATAATCTATATATCGCCGGATCTTTTTGAGGTGTACTTGAAACCATTCTTGTTAGGAATGATTTGGAAGAATCCAAATTACTTCTTAGCGCAGTAACTTGACCTTCAATTTTAAGACCTACAAGTAGGTTATAAATTTGAAACAGGTAAAAGCATAGGATTTAAATGCCTTTTCTCGGACTATATCTTAACATAGATATAGAATCCCTGCGTTTCAAC